ACTGAGATACCATCCTCTAAATCAGTTAGAGATTTTGTTGACGGTGTAATTGAAACCACGAATACTTTACTTGCCACAAAATCCGACATTAGTGATGGGAATAAATTGGGCTTCGTTCAGATGTATACCGGCACACTTTCAGGTAGATTTGATGCCACAGGCAAAGGGGTAGGTGAGTACGCTCAGTGGGCACTATGTAACGGTCAGAACGGTACTTCCGACTTAAGAAACCTGTTCATTGTAGGCGCAGGCTCACAATATTCATTAGGTCAAACGGGTGGTGCAGCAACAGTTTTACTGACTGCCTCACAATCAGGTCTACCGACTCACAACCACGTTGTTAACGACCCTGGACACACGCACCCATATTATGACAATGGTGAAACCACAGGCTCAGGTACTCCGAAATTTTGGGGAGCAGGCACAAATTTTGCCATTTCAGATAAAAGCAAAACCACATCCATAGGTTACACAGGGCTTACGCTTTCACCGAGCGTGGCACAGAATGCGGCAGCATCCCACGAAAACAGGCCACCATTCCACGCCCTTTACTACATTCAGTATGTAGGCTTCACAGGTGGGCTTTTGCCAGGATAATATTTAAAAGATTAGGATATGAATAAGAGGATTTTAGAGGGCGGTAAAATTAATGCCGTCCGACCAATCATAGAAAGAGAGCCGCAACCAAAAAAGGAGGTTAAAAATGGCAAAAGGAAAACCAAAACCAAAAAGGAAAGTCGGCAGGCCTGAGGGGACTTATGCAAAGCGCCGGTTCAAGGACACAAACTTGGGCCGGTTTATTCTCCTACACGAACCTATTCTCTATAAAGTTATATGCCCCAACAATGATTACGGGTACGCTCCGGAAATTTTCCTAATTAAGAAAGTGATAGGGTGCAGCGATAATCCGAGTTTTAAGACTAAGCGGTACGAGAAATACCTGAAAGAGTACGAGGTTCATAAGTTGCATGTAAAGCGGCCACGGCCAATTACAACGGCTGATAAGGAGCGCCATCGTGAATTACGGCTCATCAGGGCCATGAACTACGTAAAGAAGCATGAAAAGGAAATAGCCGCAAGGGATGAGATGGTAAGACAAATCATTCAGAACGCAATAAATAAGGCAGAGGGCCGGTAATTATTTTACTTTAATAACCGGCTCTGAGCCAAATTCTTCTCGGAATCCTTTGCGAATCAGTCTGGATGCCAGGTCTACATCCTGAGGCTCCACCAGTATCCCATCGTGAATACCGAAAGCCTTGCGACTATAGCTCATCAATCTTCCGTAGGCCATATCGACCATAACCTTGCTTTCTATCTTGATGCAGGCGTGATATAAATTGGCCTGGTTCTCCTCGTTGGTTTCGTTAATAAAGTCTGCCACGTTCGGAAATTTTTCGATAAACTTATTATAGATTGGTAGTACGGTTCGGTGGCCATTCTTTGCATTGAGCATGGTCAGGAACTCTGTTTTTAAATCCGTAGACTCGTACCCGATATAGGATGCCATTTTAGCATAGAAATCCGGCTCCTGGGACATCTTTATAAATAGGTCTGTGTCTTTGGATGAAAACCAATCCCGTTGAAGCAGGATGCCTAAAATGAACGCCATACACGCTGATACATCCACTTCACGTAAAACAATCCTAACTCCGTCCAGGGATATGAACGGGCGCATGATTTTGGGTAGCGAGGTAAAGTTGGTGTATAACCGGCCATCCTCATCTCTGTGAACATAGAAATCTTTGAAGTCTATCTCCTTTGCCCGTAAGTAGTGGCACATATATTGCATCGGGGTTAGTTCACCGGCCATCCATTTGTCTTTGATAAATTGGTATACGGCATAGTCTATACTGTATTTTTCGATATTCAGGAATGAATCCTGCTCCAAATTTTCCTTGTATTCACCAAAGGTATCTTTCAGTCGCATTGATATTAATTTCCTGGAGGTTACCCGATACTCGGAAAGCTCGCCATCAAATAAGCCTTTGGTAAACCCATAGCTTTTGGAGCGCCCATGTATACGACTGTGATGGTGGTCAATGACGATTATTCCAGTTTCAGTGAGAACTTTCTTCACATATTTCGTTCCATCGACACCAAGGTATCGGTGTAAAATTTCCCCGCTCAGTCCGGTTTTCTTTTCAAAGGAATGTTCTCTGCGACCTTTTACATTCACCAGATTGCCTACGAACCACATACACTTATCAAGGTTCATTTTAAGTGCATGATTCTTGTGGCCATCGGCCACCAAATAGTTCTTTACTTTTTCCTGAATAATTACAGGCACCATAATATCCAGGCGGTCTACTTTCTTTGTCTTGCCTTTAAATGACTCGGTTTTCAACTTCTCCATAAAATCTCCTTATAATGACACAAAGATAAGATTTTAAAAATTATTTTGCAACGGGTATTGCAGATTAAAGTTTCGTTGTATACCTTTGCATCATCGAAAATTTAAAAGACAAACGATATGCAAGAAATTAAAATTGGCGATAAAGTTCGCTTTACCGAATTAGCTATCCAAGAGGGTGTGCCTGGAAACCGAATTGGTATTACTGGAACGGTGGTTCCGGATGGAACTTTTTCCCTTGAAGGGAAAGATGTTCGTAATTTTGGGGTAGTGTTTCCTGATGAGGCTGACCAAGTTGATGGATGGAGGGCACACAATACTCCGGAACGGACAGCAGTAGTGTTAGTTGAATCAGTTTAATTGGATACGACATGAAGAAGAAAAAGTTTTTAAAAGTAGGAACCGAAGTTACATTAATTAGAAAAGGTCCAAGTATACCATTAGGGTACGAAGGCAAAAACGCCGTCATTGATTTCGTGGATGACGAAGATTGTTACCTGCCATACTCCATTGATTTCAGAGATTATAAAAGACATTGGTGGGTAGCAGAGGACCAAATCCAGGTTGTTGAAATAGGACTCTGGACTAAGATTAAAACTTGGTGGAAAGGAGTGCGACATGGGGTTTAAGGTTGGCGATTCAGTGGTAATTCTGGATGAAAAATTAGAGGAGGTTTGTATTCCTCAGGAAATGGCAGGGCAAAAAGGCATTGTGTCTATGGCAGAAACTTGCAAAAACCCTCTATATGAGGTAGCTGTGCCTGGGTATAATTTTGATTACTGCTATCGAGCAGACCAATTAGAATTAAGCGATGGATAGTGAGAAAATAGTTATCTATTGCGATGGAAGCTGCTTAAATCCGCGTGGCGATAGAACTTACGGAATCAAAGGTGGATACGGCGTTTTCATCAGTTGGAGAGGTAAGGTTAAGCGAATTGCCGGTGGCCGGTTCGACTACACTTCCAATAATCGGATGGAGCTTATGGCCATGATTACCTCGCTAAAGGAAATTAAAAAGAAACGTGGCTACAAAATTGAAATCATCTCAGATAGTAAATATGTCATCGACTCTATAATTGAGGGGTGGGTATTTTCCTGGGAGGAGATGAACTTCATTGGTAAAAAGAATGAGGATTTGTGGCGAGAATTTTTGGCCGAGTATAGGAAATTTCGGAAAAAAGACCTTACCTTTACGTGGACAAGAGGACACGTTGGCACCATCGGTAATGAGGAGGCTGACAGGTTGGCAGGTATTGGTGCAAATAAAGAGAAAATAACCATAGATTACGGGAGCGGATTATATGACAAGTAATTACAATGTTATTCTGCTCCCTATAACCGCTGATGGGAAGTATAGGGTTGGCGATATTTTTGAGCTGAAAGGATTTGCCATTTGTAATTTGAGGCTCGCCAGATTTCATGGTTTGGAAATAAAGAATATTGACTACTGCTTTGGAGTAAGGTTGCATTTCGATTGGCAGGAATGGGAGGGGAATGCCCCAATAGTCATTACCTCTGGCAGGGAAACTAAGAAAGGTGTCATAAAAAGAAAGTATTATGTGTAAGACAATATTTATGGTGCCGGTTCCGGATGAATATTTCACATTATTTATACATGAAATTTCTCCAGACCTCACATCAGCAGTATACAGTAAAATCGACCAAGGGGTTACGGTAGCTCATAAGAAAAAAGTTCCGGCCATGGTCCAAGATGATGATAATTTATTTATTTTCGGTGAGCACGGCATCAGTATTATGTTGGCCTCTAAAGCATACGTAGACCTGCACGGTATTCCGGAAGAAATCAAAAAGAAATTACAGGAGGGAAAATAATATGGCAGATTACACAGTAATTAAGCGCGACAGAGAAGTTGTGCAAATCATGGCCGGTAAACCATCGGACCAGATTAAAAAGTGGGTAGAGGAACTGAACGAGAATCCGCTCAGCCGCGATACTGAATGGTCTTGGGAGGAACAGTATTCCAATAAGCCTGTGTGGGAATTAAATAAATTTTTATTCGGAGATAACGATTAAGGGTATGTGTAAAACAAAATGTGCTACGGCACCACATTGTAAATGGGGCAGCTTTTGGAGCAGCTCTCACCCATGTAAAGGAGGTTGTCAGAATCCGGTTGAGGTTGTAGGCGAGCAAGCTATCGGAGCAGCAGTTAATGAGCCTGTAATTAATTTTATTACATCGAGTGAACCAGGTTTCATTCCGGCCATTCCAGAAATTAAGCTGCCAGAATTTTTTGAAAGCACCAAAGATGCAGCTGTTAAAGTTATGCAGCAGCATCAGGATTACGGCTCAGCATTTGGTAAAACTGTTATCATTGATGAGCAGGATTCTGTATACAGAAGCAAACTGAATTTCGAGGAGTGGTATAATAAATTCGAGGAAGAAATTGACATCGAGCTTGCTGAAACCGGCGCTGACCGTGAGATGGATTTTGACCGCGAAAAAGAATACGAAAAGCGCTATGACAAATATCTGCTCGGCCCATCAGTTCACGACAAAGCCTGGGCTGCGTGGCAGGCCGACCAAATGGATAATATGGTGGACGTAAATGCAGCGGCTTATGTAAAGGGTTATAAAGTAGGGTACGAGGCAACCAGAAAGAAATACGACAGCGCAGAGGTTTACCTCCTGTTGAAGAAATTACTGGCTGACCACCCTTTGCACCGTGGTATACAGATTACGCCGATGATGGTTCTGAAATGGTTCGAGAAAAATAAGAAGAAATAATGCTGAAAACATTTAGTGGCGAACAGCGCCTTGTATTAAGGGAAACGCTGACCACAAATAATAACATAGCCATCAATGCTACGGCAGGTGGCGGAAAATGTCATCCAAAGGATACTGAAATTCTACTTTTTAACGGCTCCGTTAAAAAAGTGCAGGACATCATTCCAGGAGATGAGTTAATGGGACCCGATTCAAAGCCGAGAACTGTTGCTGTAACGAGTGTAGGTTATGGAAAACTATTCAATATAGTTCCAATGAAAGGTGATACCTGGGGTTGCAATGAGGACCATATCCTTACGCTTCATAAAAACAACAGGCATAAGGATAACGAACTTGTAGACATTAGTGTAAAGGATTTACTCGATGAGAATTGGGCACTTCATCCTAATAAAAACTATAAGCAATTCAAATTACAGCGCACCGGAGTTGATTTTAATGAACAGCAACTTAATGTATTGCCGTACCTGGCCGGTCTTTGGGTTGGTGATGGAACCAAAATAAATGGTACGCCAAATATCTCCAATATTGATGAAGAGATAATAGACTATTTAAAGAGCCTGAATATTGATGGAATCAGCACCACAGTCTATCAGGAGAAAACTTGCAAAAAGATAAGTCTTACAGCAGGGAAAGGTAGGTCCAATTTCATTAGAAATGAATTTAGGCGCTTTGTGGACGATAATAAAAATGTAATTATCCCACAAGAATATCTTATTAATTCCAGAGAAAATAGATTACAGTTACTTGCAGGATTAGTGGACTCAGATGGGCACCTGCATCATGGGTTTTTTGAGATATGCACCAAGTGGGAATCTTTGAAGAATCAGATTTTATTCCTTGCCAGAAGCCTTGGTTTTGCCGCTTATTCGAGTGTCAAGAAATTAAAATTCAACGGCAAGGATTTACAATATCATAGAATAAGTATTTCGGGTGATATTTCAGAAGTTCCGGTAAAGCTGACAAGGAAAATGGCTGCGCCAAGAAAACAAATTAAATCTGTTCAAAGGACAGGGTTTCGGATTGAAGAGAATGGTGTCGGTGAGTATTATGGGTTTACATTAGATGGGGACGGCAGGTATTTGTTAGCAGACTTTACCATAACACACAATACCTTCATCCTGATTGAGATTGCCCGATTACTTCCGCAATCATCCAGTGCAAATTTCCTGGCTTTTAATAAATCTATCGTGGAAGAATTGGCTGACAAGTTGCCATCCGGATTCGACTGCATGACACTTCATTCACTCGGAATCAAAGCACTGTACCGACATTTCGGTTCCGGCGTAACGGTATCGGAGGCTAAGTACAAACGGATGCTTGCTAAGGTCATGGAGAAATTTAAGGACGATATAGCCAAGAAAGAATATAATGGAATCCTGTACGGCCTATGCGAAAAATGGGAAAAGCGTTGCGTTACTCTGAGCCTGGAAGTTCCTGTTGTTGCAGAAGATGCGCCGGTAGAGGATAAGATTTGGGCAGCATTTGTGGCTCAGGCCGATAAGGTTAATAAAGCGAAACCTAAGCGTGGTATTAAGTTCGAGGTAAGTTTCACAGACATGATTTTTTTACCTGTATACCTGAATCTAAAAATGCCTCAATGGGATACAGTCTTATTAGATGAGTCCCAAGACCTTAATAATTGTCAGCACGAATTAGTGAATATGATTATTGGTAAAAGCGGTAGACTAATAAGTGTAGGTGATAGTGAGCAATGTCAGCCGGAGGGTACTTTAGTAACGATGGCAGACCGCACTCAAAAAAGAATTGAGGATATAGTGGTTGGTGATACAGTTGCCACATTCTCTTGCGCCAACGGCTCCAAGTATTTATTCAATGGAGCCGTTACCCAGGTGGCAAGTCGATTTGTGGACGAACCAATTATTGAATTAAGGTCTGGCGGAAAGTTGACTCAGTACACAGGAAATCATAAATGTGTAGTTAGAATAAAGGATGAACCTAACTTATATGTATTATATCTCATGCAGAGAGGAAATAGTTTCAGAATTGGAAAAACCTCCTGGTATGATAACCGTTTTCTTGGCAAAAGGATGGGGCAAGAGGGGTGTGATGGACTTTGGGTTCTAAAGGTTTCTAAAAATAAAGAGGAGATTGATATTGATGAAACTGTTTATAGTTATCAGTATGGTATACCTCAATTAATATGGAATGGTGGAGGCAACTATACTGAATATCAATCTGATATGCTTGCGAAAAAATGGGCTGCTTTGGAGGAACGGATTTCTTTAAGAGAAAGAGCCGTTCGGATACTAACTCATTTCAACAGAGATATACGATACCCTTTATGGAAAAAAGAAAAGGTGTTCAAGAGAGGTAATTTCGTTACAGAAGCCTGCAATCTTATTCCTGAATATATGTACGTGAATCATTTCAATGATGAATGTAATTCAAAAGATGGTCGGCAGAAACAAGGTGAGTGGATGACTATTGATAAGATTGAGCTATTGCCTTATGAGGGGAAAGTTTATTCACTCAATATCGACAAACATCACACTTACGTAGCAGATGGGGTTTTGACCCACAATTGCATCTATGGTTTCGCCGGAAGTAATCCGGAATCCTTTAAGAAATTCGCTCAGCGCCCGAATACGGTTGAATACCCACTATCGGTTACTTACCGTTGTGCTAAGCAGATTGTAGCCCATGCACGTCAGTACAGCAATAAAATAGAGGCCCATCCTGATGCACCGGAGGGATTGGTTCGAGAGGGCACATTGGATGAGGTTGTTCCAGGAGATTTTATTCTCTGCCGAAATAATGCGCCACTTATTGCCGCATACTTTAATCTACTCCAGGATGACCAGAAAGCCTACATAGTGGGCAAGGATACACGGGACGAGTACATTAAGATGACCAAACCGTTCGCCAGTTCTCACATCCAGGCGCTGCTTGACCATTGGGATAATATGGTGGATGAGTTATATAATAAGTTGCAATCGCTTGGTATACGTAGACCTGAGAAAGTTGACTCATACATGCTGTTACAAGAAAAAGTACATGGCCTGGGGATTATCGCCAGTAAGTGCAGCTCAGTAAAGCAAATGATTGCCAAAATAGGCACCATATTTGAGCCGTCAAAGGACTCGATTATTTTATCGACCATCCATAAGGCGAAAGGGTTAGAGGCTCACAGAGTCTACCTATTGCGGTGGGAATTGATGTTCAGCAAGTGCGAAACGCCGGAGGACATGGAGCAGGAACGCAACTTGGCTTTCGTGGCCATTACAAGAGCAAAAGAAGAATTAGTATTTATAATTGAACCTAAAGAAGAGGAGGAAGAAGATGAAGATTAAAAGCCAAATTTTATCATTGTTGAGCATGGCCATGGGCTACATTATGGGCGATATTACGAAACCAAAGAAGCCGGTCCGGGCTGATGGATTGTACGGGGCACCGCCAACCAGCCCGAAAAAAGTGGTCCCAAGAGGACATCAGAAATTCCTCATCCAGGGTGAAGAAGTGTGGGCACTGAACTACAAAAACGCGGTAAAGAAGTATAGTAAATTATTTACCGAAGATGCCGGAAACTAAACTCTGCCGGAATATGGAGTGCGGAAAACGAATGCAGTGCTACCGTGCTGCTACAAATCCAAGCAAGACCATTCAGGTATACGGTTTATTCCGCCCAGGCGGCACTAACGAATGTAAGGACTACCTGCCGGAAAATAATTCGGGAAAAAGTAAAAAATAATTTGGTATACAGGAAAAGTTTCCTACCTTTGTATTCTCAAAGTTACTAACAGTTAACGACCACTTTCACAGTGTCCACTTTAAAGAAAAAGCCTATGTTCAAGCGCTAGAAATTAATCGAGGTAAATCTTTCGGAGTATAGATTCCTCAATCGGAAAACCTGAGTAGCGTAGCCTTTTTACGTTCATGTATCCTAAAGGTTACGCTACTATTAAAAAGAAAACAATTATTATAAATATATCGCGTATGAATAAATTATCGCAATTCAAAGGCTTCCTGATTGGCCTGATTTTCGCAAATAGCTCAGCTGTATTAAGCAAGCGCACCTCTAAAGCCATCGGTATTTTCGAGGATGCTAAAACCCAACTGAACCAGGTTATCGCATTAACCGACAAGCGCGATGCCGAGCTTGAAAAGAAACGTCAAGCCGCTTACAAAAAGTATGCCGCAATCAATAAAGCGGTAATGGATGAGCAGGATAACCTTGCTAAACTTACCTCGCAAAACGTAAAAGTTCTTCGCAATATCGAAACTCTCATTGGTTAATTAAAGGCACGACAGAGATGGATATTAGAGAGAAAAGATTGTCGTACAAACCGATGGAATACCCTGAGTTCTATAACTTAGGTTGGTTTCAGCAGCAGCAGGCTCATTGGCTGCATACGGAGATTGCCATGGGTATTGACGTTTCGGACTGGATGCTCACTTTAACGGAAGTTGAAAAGGGTATCGTTGGAAAAATCCTGCTTGGGTTCGCTCAGACGGAATGCCTGGTTGGTGATTACTGGTCAGCAAAAGTTCCGAAGTGGTTCCCGAAGCCGGAGATTCAGCACATGGCCATTGCCTTTGCGAGCTTTGAAACGATCCATGCCGCTGCATACAGCTACCTGAATGATACTTTGGGCTTAGATAACTATGAGGCTTTCATGGAAGATGAGGCCACCATGGAGAAATTAGGAATGCTGATTAGCGTGGATGAGCAGACGGATGGCTTTGCCTCCGATGAAGATGTAGCCCGTAGCTTGGCAATTTTCTCAGCCTTTGCCGAGGGAGTTAGCCTTTATTCGAGCTTTGCAATCCTGCTATCATTCCAGATGCGCGACCTGCTAAAAGGTATAGGTCAGCAAATGAAGTGGTCTGTACGGGACGAAAGCCTGCATAGCCGGATGGGCTGTCAGCTGTTTAACACGCTATGTAACGAGCGCCCTGGATTACGGGAAAAAGTTGCCCAAAGTATTTACGATGCAGCGCACTTAACGCTGAAAAATGAATACTACTTTATCGACCAGGTATTTGCCATGGGGGATTTAAAGAACCTGACTGCCGTTGACCTGAAAAATTTCATTGCGAATCGTGCCAACAGTAAGCTGATTGAACTCGGATTGAATCCGATTTTCGAGCACATTGACGAAGCAGGCTTAGACCGGATGGAGTGGTTCGGCCACCTTACCGGAGGGAATATGAGCACGGATTTCTTTGCACACCGCGTTACCGATTACTCAAAAGCAGGGGAGGATCAGGATTGGAATAATGTTTTTTAGTAACAAGAGAGGAGAATTATATGAGTGAAGTTGACGATTTTGCACAGGAGTTAGGATGGGTTAAAGGAACCGACTACCCTGATTGGGCACACACAATGCCTTATTTAAAGACCATCAGTAAAGGTTACGTACTTGCCGGTGAAACACCAAGAGATGCGTACCATAGAGTAACAACGGCAGTGGCAGGCCGATTAGGGAAACCTGAACTTGCCCAAAAATTCTTTGACTTTGTTTGGAAAGGTTGGCTGAATTTAGCTTCGCCAGTCCTTGCTAACACCGGAACAACGAGAGGTCTGCCTATCAGCTGTTTCGTGATTGATCCTGAGGATAGCGTTCACTCCATCGGTATGAAGAACCATGAGCTGATGATGCTCGCCAAACACGGCGGCGGCGTTGGTATCGGTATAAACCGAGTACGGAAACGTGGCTCCATTATCAAGAATAATGGTGTAACAGAGGGGGTGGTTCCTTTCTCTAAAATCTACGACTCCACTATCCTGGCCACCAACCAGGGCGGTACTCGGAAAGGCGCTGCATCTACCAACATCAATATCATGCACGGAGATTTCCTTGAATGGCTCGAAACACGGGAGCCAAAAGGCGATGTTAACCGTCAGCTAATGAACCTGCACCAATGCGCTGTTATTGATGACAAGTTCATGCGAGCGGTAGAATCCGGTGATCCGGTAGCCCGAAACCTGTATCAGAAACTTATTCAGAAACGCCTTGCCATCGGTGAGCCTTACATCATGTATCGCGGTAACGTAAACAAGGTTCTGCCGGATGCCTATTTCAACCACAATCTTAAGGTCCGGAATACGAATATCTGCACGGAGGTCTTGACCTTTACAGACGAAAACCACACCACAGTTTGCTGCCTAAGCTCGGTTAACCTGGCCAAGTACGATGAGTGGAAAGATACCGACCTGATTTATTGGGCAACATGGTTCCTAGACGGCGTATTGGAAGAGTTCATTCAGAGAGCCAAAGGTATGACCGGCTTCGAGAATGCTGTTCGTTTCGCTGAGAAGTCCCGTTCAATCGGCTTAGGCGTTCTAGGATGGCATACGTTCCTGCAAAAGAAAATGTTACCGTTTATCAGTATTCAATCTACTGCCTGGACGAAAATGATTTTCAGTAAATACAAGCAGGAAACTGAGCGAGCAAGCCGCGACCTAGCCAAGGAATATGGCGAGCCGGAATGGTGTCGTGGGACAGGGTTCCGCAATACTCACATGAGAGCAATTGCGCCTACCCTATCGAACGCTTTGCTTTCCGGAGATATTCTGCTGTCGATGGGCACCAACTCATCAGGCGGAGTTTCCCCTAGCGTGGAGCCATGGACTGCAAACGTATTCACTCAGCAAACTGCTAAGGGCACGTTCATCCGGAAGAATCCGGTACTCGAAGAACTTCTGCATCATCGTGGCGCAAATACCCGTGCCATTTGGAATCAAATCCTGCATGATGGCGGCTCTGTTCAGAATCTTGAATGCCTGACAGCGGAAGAGAAAGAAGTATTTCTGACGGCCAAGGAAATCAATCAGATGGACTTGATTAAGCAGGCTGCTGTACGTGGCAAGTACGTGGATCATGGCGTAAGCCTTAACCTATTCTTCCCGAAAGGAGTTTCCCCGAAATTCGTGGTAGACGTTCACATGGAGGCGTGGCGCTTAGGAATCAAAACCCTGTACTACGTCCGGACTGAAAGTGTACTGCGTGGCGATATTGCTACAAGAGCAACCGCTGCCGACTGTACGAGTTGCGATGGATAAATACGATTCGCAATGGTTAAATAAAATAGAGTACGGTAAAGTGCCGTACTCTTCACAAAATTGGTATACAGGAAATGTATACCAGGGAGGAGGCAAAGATGGCGATAAAAGTAAAAGCAGAAATAAAAGTGGTTCCGGAAAAGCCGGAGTTACTTGACAAGGTTTTTGAGCAGATTGAAGATTTGCCGGAGGGCAAGTATACAGTTTATGTGCTCGACAATAAGCCGAACCGGAGCTTGCAGCAGAACCGATATTATTTCGGGGTAGTTCTACGGGCGCTGAAAGAGCATACCGGCATCTCAGTAGATGACCTGCATGACTTGCTCAAATTCAGATTCAATCCAAAGCTGATTCAGTTTTCCGGTATAGAGGAAACTAAAATCGGCGGCAGTACAAAAGATTTGACTACGGAAGCATTCATGGAATACATTGAAAGGGTTCGTCTGTGGGCGTTGGAGGACTTGGACGGGCTTTATATCCCTCTACCTCAGGAAGTTACTGGTGAAGATTATAGTGAACTGTATGTACAGGCTACTCACATAAAACTGTAAATCGTATACGCTACGAAAAGAATAAAATAAAGTTTAGAAAATAGTTGCAAAATTGGTATACATTCACTACTTTTGCACCATGAATAAGTTACACAATTATAATAGGAGGACAAAGCGATGGCTGAGAACAAAAAGTTTACATTAAAAGACCTTAAGGGCGCGAAACAATCGACTGTAAAAGAGCAGTCAAAAGAAATCGAAAGCACGGGCGGTAAGAAGCAGGAATTTATTGAAATCGTTGAGGGCGTTAACAAGCTCCGAATTTTTCCGGCTCACCCAGGCTCCGATGACGAGGATCGTTATGCACAGAAGCGTGTAGTATCTTGGGTTCCTTTCAAAAAGGAAAGCGGAGAATTATCTCGCCGCCCAATTCTGAATGCCATTGTTCACGGTGGTCAATCAAAAGACATTATTGAGCAGTACATCAAGTTTGCTACGGAAGCAATCCAGGGTAACCGCAAATTGGGTGTTAAGGAAAGAGGTAAGGCATTGGATGCCCTGGCTGACTTCTCAAAGGGCCTTGCGCCAAAAGGTTCGTACCAGATGTACGCCAAGAACGATGTAAAAGGTACAATTACCCGTGGTATCTTTGAGGCTACTTACGGTATCAAGCGTAAAATGGATGCCCTGGCCACATCAGAATTGGAAGATGACCCTGAGGCACTGGACCCAATCTCTTGCCCTATTGATGGCCACGTTATCAAACTGACCTACGATAAGAAGAAAGATAATAACAGCAAGTACGCTGTTGTTCTGGACCTTAAATCAAGCTCTTTAACCGAAGAGGATGTTGAGTGGCTGAATGAACAGAAGCCGTTAACCGAACTTCTTTTAAACGTATACCACAAAGGCCACTTTGAAAGAGCTATGGCCGGTCTTGAAATTTACGATGAGCAGAATAAGATTGGCATATTTGGCGATGATGGAAATGAGGACTTCCATGATTTAGCTGCCGAACTTAAGGCACTGCTCCCTGATGCCCCTGAGCGTGGCGATTCAAGTGCTGATGATGATGATAACGACAACGTTAATCTGGAAGATATGGACCGCAACGAATTAAAGCAGTTCATCATGGATAACGGACTTGACATCAAGGTTACCCGCAAAATGACCGAAGAGGATTTACTGGATGCCATCGAAGAGGAGTTAGGTTTCTTACCTGAGAATCAGGCTGAATTGGATGAAAAGAAGAAGAAGAAAAAAGCTAAGCCGGAACCGGAAGCTAAATCGAAAAAATCTTCCCGTAAGCCAGAACCAGAGCCGGAAGAGGAAGAAGAGGAAGAGGAGGAGCCATTCGATGCCGATGAAGAAGAGGAAGAAGAGAAGCCGAAGCGTGGTGCCAAAAAAGCTCCGGTCAAAGAAGAAAAGTCTGCTAAGCGCTCTGCCCGTAAGCCGGTAGACGAAGAGGAAGAAGAAGAGGAGGAGGAAGAGGAGGAGGAAAAACCAACTCGTACTCGCCGCTCAGAAAGAAGAAGTAGATAGTTTGATTGTTTGATAATTAAAGGTGGGGGATAATCCTCCACCCTTTTTTAAATCGTTGGAGTGAAGTTGGTATGAGAGAGATTAAGATAGCGAATAGCGACAAAGTGGCCCTGGTTGATGACGAAGATTTTGAATTGGTTAATCAGCATAGTTGGTGTATAGTGGGCGCATTAAGGAATTACCAAGGCTCAAAAATTGGAAATAAAATCATTTATATGCACTTATTTATAATGGGTGATTGCGATGGTGTTGTGGACCATATCGACAGAGATACATTCAATAACACAAAGTCCAATTTAAGAGTTGTTACACGTTCTGAAAATTCTCTCAATAGAGTTGCCAATAAAGGTGCATCAAGCAAATATAAAGGAGTCTTTGTTCGCAAGCCAGGAATATTCAGGGCTATTGTAAGCAGGAGAGTGAACGGGAAGCATTTAATGTTTCATAACGGGACTTACCGCTCAGAAGAGTTGGCTGCATTAGCCTATGATAAAAAGGCCTTAGAGGTATTTGCTGACGTGGACAGAAGTATATTAAGACTAAACATCGACACATTTCCAGAACTAATTAATTATGAGAAAAAAAATACCGATAGCAGTTCTACTAACGGACTCACACCTACATAAAGATAATATCTCTCAGGTAGAGGATATTTGGGAGCAGGCGATAGCACTTTGCCGCAAATTGAAAGTAAATCGTATACTCCATGGAGGAGATATGGTTACAGCAAGGCAGGCTCAACCACTGAGTGTTCTTGAATCAATGCTGCGAACAAGAGCAAGATTACTGGAAGAAGGGTTAGAGTTAGATGCAATTGAGGGGAACCATGACCGAAGTAACCTGGAGGCAGAGTTTGGGTATCCAAGCGTATTTGCCACGGATAATTTTAGGATACATCCGGCGAGCACGACACTTGATTTCGATGACGTTATAATCCACATGCTCTCATACTTTCCTGAAAATGGAAGTTACTGTGAGCGATTAGAGAATCTTAATAAGAGTGTTAAGAAAAAGAAATTTAACATCCTGGTAACCCATGTTGGTGTAAATGGTGGCCTTAGCCATGAGTCAGCAAGTTCAAACAAGGAGGTACCTACTTCGATTTTTAGTAAATTTGACACAGTGCTCATTGGGCATTATCACAATCAGTGCCAAATTGACGGAACGGAAATCTACTATGTAGGCTCTACCCACCAATCAAATTTCGGTGAAGATTCCAACAAAGGGTTTACAATCCTATACTCCGATGGCTCCCACGAATTTGTTAAATCAAAGTTCCAGGAGTTTCGGACCATGCAGATTGATGCTGACGAAATCGACACCAAGTTCCTGAAAAAACTTAAGAAAGACATCGACAGCTCCGGAGATAAAGTTCGGGTAGTTATTGTAGGCGATGACTCCAAGTTGAAAACGGTTGACAAGAAAGCATTTGTCGAGGCCGGTGTTAGTAAAATTAAACTGAGAAGCGACAACGCTGAGTTTGAGGATAAAGCGGCACCGACAGTAACCGAGTACGTCAGCTTCACGAAAAAAGAAATCGTTCAGGAATATAAAAAGTTCAGCGTGGCCAACGAATTTGATTCGGAATTAGGTCTTGAATATTTACAGGAAATAAAAGGATAAGGTATGTGGAAAGTTAGGAAAGCAATAGCAACCAATCTAATGACGTTCGATGACCTGGAGTTCACTGTAACCGATGGCGTTGTAACTGTAATCTACGGCCACAACAAGGACCGTGCCCAGGATAAGGATAAGAGTAATGGTTCCGGAAAAAGTGCCTACATGGAAGTAATTCCTATTGGAATTACAGGTAGCCCGTTACGTAAGGTTAAGAATGGAGAGATGGTTCAGAACGGCAAGAAAAGCTGTACCATTGAACTGCACCTGGAGAACGAGCAGATAAAGGAAACGATGCGTATTGAGCGCATTTTCTATCCAAAGAAATCTTCTCAGGTAATGATTTTTCTGAATGATGTTCCGCAAAACGATTTGGTTTCAACACCGGATGCGAATAAGTTTATCGAGGAAAAATTAGGTATCAATGGCGATGACTTATTCAATTATTTTCTACTGAGCCGTAGCCGGTTCAAAGGATTCCTGGATAGTTCCGACACTGAAAAGAAAGATACCATCAATCGTTTCAGTAACGGGTACATGGTGGATGAGGCAATAGAAATCCTGGACTCCGACATTAAGGTGGAGGATGAGCAGGTAAAGATTGCGGAGGCAGCTTACAATCAGATGTTTGGTAAAGTTGAGGGCATACGAGAATCAATTCAGGAAGCACTTGCCGCCGAGGACGATTCAGATGATGAGCAGATTGCCGATGCAAAAGAGGTTTTGTCGGCGCATGAGGCTGAATTAGTATTGGTGGAGAAGCACCTTAAGGCCCAAGAAAAATTACTCGCAAAAGCAGAAGCCGCTTACGAAAAACTTAAGGACGATAAAAAAATTACTACACTTAAGGAAAAGAAAGCTGAGCAGAAGAAAAAATCCGATGAATATCAGCAAGAAATTATTAAGTTTCGTGAGGAGCTTTCGGATGTTCGGATGGAAATCAAGGAAACGGAAAGCAAAATTAATGGTGCTATTGATTGCCCGAAATGCAAGCACACTTTCAGTATCGTGGATGATAAGTTCGATGTTGCCAAGGCTGAGAAATTGTTGGTGGACTTACGTGAAGATGAGCAGGCAGTTATTCAGGATGGTAAAAGTGCCAAGGCTGATTACGAGGCATCTCAGGAAAAGTTAACTGAAATTCAGAGCAAGATTGATTCCATAATGGAAGCTCGCTCATTAGCCAACAACGAGGTTATTTCATTGAGCAGTTTTGTTAGTAAGTCAGAGGGTGCAGTTGTTAAATTAAATACCCGTATTGAGGCAACAAAATCTCGAATCAAATCTTTATCTTCGCAGGAGAAAGCAGATACCATTACTCCACTACGGGAAAAGCTCGCTGAACTGGAACCGCAATTAACGGCACGTCAGGAGAAGTTGGATGGCGCTAAGCAATTGCGCGACCAATACGTTGAGCAGAAAGACTATTTCAGACGTTTTAAGACCCACCTGGCCAACAAATCTATTAAGACGATAGAAAGTCTTACCAATGATTTTCTGGAGCTTATAGGGGCCGATATTGAGATTTCAATTGAGGGTGAAACCACCCTATCTTCCGGAAAGAGTCGCGACAAAATCAGTGCCAGTCTGTACCGGAACGGTGAGGAACTTGGCTCATTCCATAAAAACTCCAACGGGGAAAAAGCTGAGGTGAATCTGGCCTGCATTCTCACTTTGCATAAGCTGATTAACCTGAATGCCGGTGAGGGTAAAGGCTTGGACTTCCTGGTTATTGATGAGATTATGGATGCAGCTGATGCAGCCGGTCTTATGGGAATGATACGTGGGATGAATAAGATGTCTATGACGGTACTGATGGTGAGCCACGGTGCATTGGATGCGAACTATGAAAACGTAGTAACTGTGGTAAAGGAAAAAGGAAAAAGTACAATTAAAAATTAGTAAGATGGGAAAAGTGAAGAGAGCAAAATTTAAAGTAAAACGTGTATTGAGTCGAAGAACCGGACATCAAGATTATTATATTGAGATGCAGGAAGTTGGGGGTTTTGTTAGTAAGCCTAAAATGCCCGTGTTCTATGCAAAGAAAAAGGGTATCATGTATGTGCCTCAAATTGTGTGGTTCAGGTCCCTGATTCAGGCCAAATTTGCAGCAACGTGGCTCAATAAGAAGATTAATCGCCAGTTACCATCAGGTCCAACAACAATGGATTGGGTTAAGAGAGAAGCGGAAAAATTAAACGATGTTATAGGTGGCCGCTAAGAAGCTAACAGATGGCACTACTTATCGTAGCGATGAGGAGGTGTATTTCTCCTGGTTCCTGGACGAATTAGTTGAGTTAGGCTTCATAGACCGTTACGGTTACGAATCCCGTGAGATTATACTTTTCGATGGCCTGTATGAGAAGTATGAGGAGGTTTTGAAAACTAAGGTAAAGCAAAAGCAGTTCAAGATTTCAAGTAAAAGAGTATACACTCCAGACTTTGAAATTTTCTGGAATCCTAAGGCTGAGGGAATCTTCTATAACGAATTGGGCTGTGGCCTACATCCGGATTATAGAGCTTACTTTACCGCTCAGAATGGGGTTTCTCTGGTGGAAGTTAAGCCAACCTTTGATGCCAATAATATGACCCGTTTAGTTAAGGGCTACATTGATTGGGTATACGATAGGCACGAACTCTTCGTACAACTTGTGATACCGGCACCTAAAGTAAGTAAGACCGGCAAAGTATCTCCTACCGGAACATTGTTTGAGGATTGCGCTATACCGAAAAAATACTTGGGCACTGATGGTTCATCTGATGTTAAATATCAGCTCAGGAAAATCAGATTCAAGTATACATTAATAAGTGATTACATTAAAGAGAGAAGAGATGGGAAGAAACAGTAAAGAAAGCGGTATCAGTGTAGAGGAGCGTAATCGCTTATTCGATAAGCACATAACACCAAACGTAAAGTTGGTTTATAAAACAGTGGCAGAGTACACAATGAATAGCAGTGATGTGGATGACAACTACCAGGACAGTTTAATGAACCTCCTGAACTACATTCATACATACCGGCCAGAGATGAGTATTCAAACCTGGATTATTACCTGCACGGTAAGATTTGTTGGAAAACTGGAGGCGGCGAAAGGCCTTAAGGCCCCGAATAAAGATGACTTCTGGAACAGCTATCTTAAGAAGTATGCTCCGAAAGGTAAGATGAAAATGGATTACATCGAAGATTCTGCCGAGGCAATGCGAGTTAAAGATGACTCGGTGCATTTTGAGAACCAGAAGTTATCTGATGAATCGGAGTTGGCGATAACATCTATTAAACCAATCTACGCAAGAGCATTTTTAATGCGACACATGGTTGGTATGAGTCTGGACGAAATCGCTGAGATAGAAACATCTGAGAAGAGTATTATTAAGCACCGTATTCACACAGCCAAAAAATTACTTGCCGCAAAACTTAGCCCTGATGCAGGAAAATAATAAAGACCTTTTGTTGGAAATATATTCTTTCCTGCATATAGGAATACTTGATAAGACGATTAAGAGAATTAACCTTGCCCAAAACGGGCAGGGTAAAACTCTTGAAAAATTCCACGCCAAATTGCTGAAAAAATTCGGTGAGAACATCGGTTCCGACTGGATGGTGGATTATTGCCTGTATCAGGTCCATTACTGGCACGACAAGACCGTTCAGAATAAGTTGACCTTAGGTTGGACGATGGGTGATAAAGCGCTTGACAGGTACTTAAAACGGCCACAAGGCAAGTCTTTCTATGAAGATAAGATGTTGAAGCGAAAGCTCGGCCTTACCAGAGAGGAATTAAAGGACAAGTGGCGTAAAGTTGTAGTGGACCACCCATTAATGAAGTACAAGCACACGCCTCAGGAGGATGCTATTAAGAAACAATTCTTGAACCAGGATGTCGGATACTATCAGTGCCTGACGATGACCACCATGATTTCGGATAGTGAAGTTTGCAAGGGGTGCCGCTTTACGGAGGAGTGTAAAAAAAGTTTAAAGAAATTTTCACCGGAGCTTGCAAGAGTCAGAGGGATGTAGTAGTTTTGTCAAAATTATAAACACTAACATAGCACATGGCAATTTCCGTAACAGAAAAAACTTTTAATTTTGCTAACACTTTTATTACAAAAGAACTTGTTGACGTTCCAGGATGCTCTCATTCGAGAATAATCATTACGGAAGAAAGTCAAATCAAACATTTGCCTTGGGGCCAGGAATACAAAGATGTTTACAGAAAAGAGCTTAAGCGGAAAAAAGCTAAGTTTGGGATAGCGATAGACAATATCGGGACACCGCATATTATTGAAGTAAAAGAACAGATTGTCGGGGAGCTTATATTAAAGACCATGCAGGAGATGGGTTTCCGGATAATGAAATAGAAAAGGAGGGTATGAATGGGTAAAAAAAGCAGTGGGGAACAATTAAATGAGGAATATGTTGACGAGCTTTTAGCCTGTTGTCTTAAAAATAAGATGGCCTTAGCAACCATTGTGGAGCACATGAAGCCACAGTGGTTGCCCACTGAGGAGCACGGAAAAGTTTTTAAGGCAATAAAATCTCATTGGACTGTATACCAGAAACCTATAGGCATAGGTCAGCTGATGCAGAAATTCGATGATGATGACGATATTATTGACCTGCTTTCTGACATTCGGGATATAGATGTCGAGGAACCGGAAGCAGTTCTGGATGAGCTTGAAGAGTTTATAACGGATGCTCTCGTAGTGGAGATGACCGATAAGCTGAGAGAATCCTGGAATAAGGGGGATAAAAATAAGGCCAAGTCAATTGCAAAGGAGTATAGTGATAAGATTCACAACTTCACAATTAAGTCCAAAGCATTTACGCAAATCTTCTCAGGTTTCGAGGATAGGGTTTTAACGGCCAAAGCTAACCGTAACGCGGTTGAATTGGGAGAAACGGACCAACAGCCGATGTGGGGGATTGACTGCCTTGACGAGGCCCTGGGATACCTTAGAACCGGAAACGTATACTGTTACCTCGCATCATCCGGCGTAGGTAAGTCCACAGTCCTGAGATGGAACGGGGTATACAATGCAAGATTGGGATTCGATGTACTACACTTGCAGTTGGAGGGGTCTGAAAAAGAAGTTCAAAATAGCTACGATTCTACTTGGACAAAGATTCATTCCAGTACCGTAGAGCACGGATTAATTGACCCTGAATCGCTTGAAAAACTTGCGGCCCACGCTCAAAAAATTCGTGGCGAAATTCACGTTAGGGCCTTTGAAACTTTCGGCTCGGCATCAACGGTAGATGTCCGTCAATCCATTATCGACACTATTAAGAGCACAAACCGGAAACCAAAGGTAGTTATTATCGACTACCTGGAAAAACTGGAGCCGTCCGGTAAGCGCCAATGGAAGCCTGATGAGGAGCGGCACCGTAGAGGGGCCATTGCTGATGAGCTTAAGAATATTGCAGTTGAATTTGACATCGTTATCATAACAGCAACACAGGCTAACTCGGTATCGCCGGAGAAACTGGAGCTTGCTGATTTCGTTCTGACACGACATAACGTAGGTGAGGCAAAGAATATTATTCAGCCTTTAACCGTACTCGTTACCCTGAACCAGACAACGGAGGAATATGAAAATGAGGAGATAAGATTGTATATAGACAAGTCCCGATTCACGAAAGGCAAGCAGATATTCAGGATATTCCAGAACCGTAATAGTGGACGTTTCTACGACAGAAAGCGTAGTCTTAATATTTTTGGAACAGCATCCAAGAAAAAGAAAACGGATGATGAAGAGGAAGAGGATTTGAATGACAAAGATTAAATCAGTATACAATGGAAGCGAGAATAGTAAAGTTGCCGAGGACTGAGTATCATACCTGGGACAGATTCATTATTGAGGTGAAGAAGAAATTCCTTTGGTGGGGATGGTGGAGTAGTATTGATGAATATGAGGAGCCTGATATGTATGGATTCGGGGGCACCTGGAGTAAGAAAATATTTAAATCCTACTCAGATGCACTTACATACTTGCATCAATTGCACGATGAACCAAAGGTTATCTGCCACTTAAAATTTAAGGAGAGGAAATAATGTCAGTAGATTCCGGCACCTTACTTGAATTACTGGATAATTCATCAATAGATTCGAGGAATAAGAATATTGTCAGTGATTGCCCGTTCTGTGGCAGGCACCAAAAGTTCGGTATATCCATTGTTAAAGACGGTCATCCATGGCAATGTCTTGCAGCTGCGTGTGGTGAACGTGGTAAAATATACAAGCTACTCGGACATCTCGACAGGTTAGACCTGGTTGGGCCGGTCCGAGTAGACTTGACAAAAAAATTAGAAAAGATAATTGAGGAGGTTGAGCATGAAGAGATTGATATTGAACTTGATAGCATGGAGTTACCTCCAGGCTATAAACGTGTCGCACACGATAAGTACCTGGACTCCAGAGGCTTTAACGATGACGATTATTTCTACTTTGAAGTGGGTAGAAGTGATAATTTTAAGTTTAAAGATTATGTAGTCTTTCCGGTAAAAATGAACAAGGTGGTGGTTGGCTATGTCAGCCGCCATACTTGGTCAAAAAAACGAATCGACAAACACAACGATAAGGTCAAGAAAGCCGGTGAGGGCTACCGGATTCTGAGATACCGTAATGCTGACATGGATTCAGCCAGGATGCTCTACAACTACGACAGAATTATCGAGGGGGTTACCCATACGGTAATAATTGTGGAGGGGATTTTCGATGTCATAAATATAACACGGCAGCTCGATTTATATGACCGGAGCGACATCGTGGTTTGCGCCTGCTTTGGCTCCAAATTATCTAAAGAGCAAATCTACCTCCTCCAGTTGAAAGGTGTAATAAACTTAACCTTATTTTATGATGAGGATGCAGCGGAAAAAGTTAAATATTTCGCACCAATAGCGAACCGTTACTTTGACGTTCTGGTGGCCTATAATCCGGACCCTGAGAGTGATGCCGGAGATTTGGGCAGGGAAGAAATTCTGGAGTGCCTGGATATGGCACAGACTCCATTTAGTTTTAAAAGAAATATAATTTCCAAAATAATTTAGTATACGCTTTCTGTATACCAATTGTTTCATTACCTTTGTGAAAATTATTCAATATGACGGACAAGATTTTTTTTAAGCAGCTCGACAACTGGTTCTTTGATAACCGGATTGTAGCTGAGAAAATGGATGAGGGGGTGGAGATTGCAGGCCTTGGCCTATGCTACCTACACAACAACGGAACCAAACCACTCTTTGATGAGGACCTTTACTTTTGTGATTTGGAAGTAGATGAACTGGAGGCTGAGGGGTTTGAATACGTTATCTTTAAATGGGGTATTAACTTTTATTACTGTTCAACCAAAGATGAGAAAATAAAATTTAATATCCTCCGTAACGTGGGGGAGGTTGATTTGGAATTTGAGAACGAAAAACTGTACTGTAACCTTGGTATTCATGGCAAACTGGAAACCTTAAATGGCTCCGGAGATTACTCAGAATGGTGCACCAAGGCCAAGAATTATGGCATGATTGCGGTAGGTATTGCTGAGAGGAATACTCTGGCCGGTACACTACCACTCCAGATGGCGGCAAGTAAAGCCGGTATTGGTTTCGTATTCGGAATCACGGTTACACTCGAAATTGCAGGCACCACTCAGGATGTAAAGGTTTACGCTCAGACACAAAAAGGTTGGCAAAATCTTCTGCGTATCACAAAGGTTGTGAACGTGGATAATGTAGCTAAGAAAACAATCGGTTTAAAAGACCTGATAAAATACTCTAAAGGTACTGCTCTGGTTCTTGGAACTGGATTTAAAATCAGGCCATTACTGGAGCAGATTTTCAAGTTCTATTTCAAGAAAGTTTTCTACCAGTTTGATACCACAATCTACGAGCATGACCGGCTCGACACACAGGGCCTGGAATACTTGCGCGATTACCTGAATGGATTCGGCGTTACCCACAATGTTCAACCAATACT